CAGTGCTGGCTGCCGCTGTCGTTACTATGACATGAGCGCCAGTTACTAGGGTTGCCGTGCCTTGAGTTGAACCCGCAGCGGTCACGTTGTCCTGAACGTCGCCACACACCTGTTCGTTAAGTGCAGCAGCCATTCCGACACCCATACACCGTGAAGGGTAGCTCATACGTTACTCCTTAGACAGAAGCAGCAGAGAACCAGCCACGATCACCAGAAGCCATAGCAACCGCAGGTGAGCGGTAAGAACCGCCAGTTGCAGTCACTAGGAACGTGGTAGCGTTGACGGTACATACTGCTGTCGAAGCGGTAATGACGGCGTTAGCTTGGCCATAAACATAGCGACGACCATCAGAACCAAAGACCTGAGTGCCCAACTGCGGCGCGTCTTCTGCACCGGAAGCGGGGCCAACATCAGCGGCCAGAGTAATGGTATTCAAATCACACCCCGAAATTGGGGCTACGGAAAAAGGTGCAGCCATTTTAGTATCCTTTCAAAAAAAGGGGCATAAGCCCCATTTATTAGTCAGTTAAAACGCCTTGGAAGCGAGGGCCAGAACTTGTCAAGTTACCCGCCCAACCAATAAGTCGAATCATTGAGTCTTGGTTGACCGACATACGATCGCCACCAATCGGCACAAAGTTACGATCACGGTGCGGACGGAAAAACAGGTATTTAGTATTCAGGAAGTACATGCGGTTGGTGTTCAACTGACCACCAATACCACCATCCAAGAACACATCGCAGTTAAAGCCAGCACCGAAGTATTTCAGGCTAGTGAAACCAGCACCTGCGGAACTTTCGCTAGAAATACGCTGAATGGCTTGCAAGCTTTCCAGATAGAAGCGGTAGTAGTTGTTACCTGCCACAATGATATCGGGGCGGTCAGAACCACGCACTAACTGAACTGCTACACGGTTCATGTACGATTGAATGTTGGAAGCCGAAGCAGCAGCACCGCCATCGGTCGTAGCATCAAACGCAATATTGCGCCAGAACGAGAAGTTAGTACGGTTGATACCACCGTAAATGCCAGAACCAGGCGAAGCAGAAACAGCCAGAGCCAGACCAGTGATATCCTTACCGCCGTTACCCGTACCGTCCGAGTAAGTGCCAGCAGAAATGTCGTTAATCAGTTGGGCTTCAGCAACCTGAATGCGGCCTTCTAACAGGTCAATGATCTGTTCTTTGCCGCTGTTTTGCAGCATTTCCAGGCCAGACATAGAGACAGCAGCAGCGTATTGCTTAATGTCAAACTGAGCCGAACTAATCGGGCTGTTCGGGGTAATGTCGATAATGTCATACCCAGAATACGAGCCAGCGTTTTCAGTCGTGGGGTCGTTGTACATTACTTCCTGAAGAATGACGTTGCCGCCAGAAAATAATTTCTGATTGCCGCGTTCTTTCAGTTTATAAAGTAATGCGTTGTTGTTGGTACAGTTATCAGCCAGCGAACCAGAGCGTGACTGAATAGTGGTTGCGACAATGTCGCTTAAATTGGCAAACGTAGCCATGACAATCCTTTCTGTTAAGAATCAAATTGCGCGGCGAGAATATCTCGCAGCGAACCTTTATTACCGGGCTGAACCCCAGAGGAAGCAGGACTAGAGCCTTTTACACTCACTGCGGCGGTTCTCGCCTTCTGAGCTTGGGCTTGTTCTAGTGCTTTTTTCTGAGCTTCGGCGCGTTGCTGATCTAACAGGGATTGCCTGATGTCGGGACGCATCCAGACAGCCATTTCATACGCTTCTTGTAAATCTTTGGCTTTGCCGGTTTCCAGCAGGGTAGCCATTTCATTACGCACTGCGTCAAAGTGCGGGCGGCCAGGTGTAGCAAATGACGCTAACTGCTCTTGCGCTATTGCTTGTTCCTGTTGCCTAGCCTGATTTTGCCACATTTGTTGCTGATTACGCAACACCTGTAGCTCGTTCATTAAATATTGAGTTTGCGGGTCAACTTGGGGCGGTTCTTGAACCTGGTTTAAGTCGATGTTGTATTCTTTTGCCAGTTGAGCGAAATACTGCGCTTTTGTCACCGGGTCTGACGTTCTCAGCGTCATATCGGCACGCATCAAAGCGTTGATAGCGGTCGGCGCATCTACGCCTAAACTCTGTAAATGTTGCTGGTAAGGCGCTATTGCTGCGTCATAAGCCTTTGCGCGTTCAGAATGGCCTTTGAACTCTGAAACGCCCTTATGAAAGTCAGATTCGCGTCGTTCGGCTTCTTGGGTGAGTATTTTGATTTCCTCAGTCGTCAAAGGTTCCCCACGGTCAGCCTTTAGGAAAGCTTCTTGTGCTGCGGGTTTCCAACTTGACGGGGCTTTGCGCGGGGCGGGTTCTGGGGCAACTTCTTGTGTGGCTTCGGGTTCTTTCTTGGCAAACTTGCCATCCTCTGACCTGGCTCTCGGTTCTTTAGTTACTTCCGTGGTTACTTCGGGGGCAACCTCTGGCGCGACTTCGGCCTCTGTCGTTTCGTGTTGTTCGAGTGCGCTTTCTAGGGCTTCGGCTATGGATGGCATAGTGGTTTCCTTTTAATAACCTTTTGAGTTCAATACTTCGGCAATAGTCCTACGCCGGGCTTCCCGGTCGTCTGGCCGTTGCTGTTTTTTCATGTGGTGGTCGATTTCGTTTCCGATTTCGATCAATCCGTGACGTTTTAAATGTTCACGGTGCTGGCTTCGGCTGGTAATCATTTCGCCAGTTGCCTGACTTTGGTACGGCTGAATGTCCGGCATTATCATCGGCGCGGAATATTCTCGGGAATAGAACTCTTCGGCGGGTATCAGTTCGCCGTTGTGCTGTATGTATCTTTGTCGTGGCATAGTCTCAGGCTATCAATAATAGGGTTTCTATATCTTCTTCCTCTTGCGCGATTCTAATCTGTTGTATTTTTATTGCAACTAATATTTGATTAGCGATGTTTTCTGCCAGTTTTTCGTTAATTTTGAGCGTTTCTCAAGCAATTAGTGGCGCAATTTTGCTAGCTGAGGTTTAACACATGGCGACCCGCCGCCTTTTTGATGGAGCGCAAGAAGAGCTAGCAATACTTCCCATTGTTGGTGTAGCGGGTGGTGCATATACGCTAATTGCTGATGGAAGTTCGTATTCGTACTCTGGCAATAATGCAAATTTACTTTATAACCGAATACTTACAGCCGACGGTGGTATTTATAGCTACAACGGTAACTAGCTCAACAGGAACAGTAGGCACTTATACACAGCTTAGTATTGGGCATCAAAATAACCTTTTGCAACTTAATGGCATTTTGGCTAACTTAACTTATTGGCCTTTAAGGATCCCAAACACAACATTAACGCAACTGACAAGCTAAAATTGTGTAGAATAAACCTATCTATAGTAAAAAGTGTATAGAAAATGACTACTAAGCCGAAATCCGGCCTTGGTCGGCCAAAAGGAACACCGAAGACCGGAGGAAGAACTGCCGGGACACCGAACAAAGCTACGCGAGAATTCAGGGAAACTATCAACAAGCTGCTAGAGGGCAATGCTGATAATGTTGCCAAATGGCTCAAACAGGTGGCAGAAGGTATCCCGGAGCACGATATAAAACCAGACCCCGGAAAAGCCTTAGACAATCTTGCAAAGCTGGCTGAGTTTGCCGCGCCGAAGTTAGCAAGGACTGAGCATGTTGGGGACAAAGACAATCCGGTGCAGACGATAATTAAATGGGCGCAGGACTGACCCGCGAAATAATCATCCCTTACTCACCAAGGGATGCGTTCAAAAAGTTTCACCGAAGAGCAGAGCGCTGGGCTTGTTTGGTAGCACATAGACGGGCGGGCAAAACGGTGGCATGTATTAACGACTTGATACGCCGAGCGTTCGCAGAAAGCAAGACGGAAGCAAGATACGCCTATATTGCGCCTTTTTATAGTCAGGCAAAAAGTATTGCGTGGGATTATTTGCTGAAGTTTAGTGAGCCAGTCAGGGTAAACGCTAATGCTTCTGAATTGTGGGTAGAATTGCTGAACGGCGCAAGAATAAGGCTGTTTGGGGCAGATAACCCGGACGCACTGCGCGGTTTATACTTGGACGGTGTGATACTGGATGAATATGCAGATATGCGCCCTAGAGTATGGGGCGAGATTATCAGGCCATTACTTGCCGACCGGGAAGGATGGGCGGTATTCATTGGAACACCCAAAGGTCATAACGGGTTCTATGATATTTGGCGTACCGCGCAGGCTTCGGATTCATGGTATGCGGCGAGTATTAAGGCCAGTCTGTCTGGATTACTGCCTAATTCAGAGCTAGAAGACGCAAAAAGAGGAATGACCGAAGATCAGTACGAGCAAGAATTTGAATGTTCGTTTGAGGCGGCTATTTTGGGGGCGTACTACGGCAAAGAGCTAAAACAAGCCGAAGAAACTGGACGCATTACCAGTGTTGAGTATGACCCGGCGATTCCGGTATACACGGCTTGGGACTTGGGTTATCACGACGATACAGCAATCTGGTTCTACCAGATAACACCAAACGAAATACACTGTATTGACTACTACACAGCTTCTGGGCTTTCCATTGAGGACTATGCCAGAGCGGTCAACGGGAAAGGCTACAGGTACGCTAGACATTGGCTACCCCACGACGCAAGGGCAAAGACGCTTTCAAGCGACGGAAAGTCGATTATTGAACAACTAATACCGTTATTGGGTGGCGCTGGAAAGCTGGCTATTGTGCCAAGTCTGAGCGTACAGGACGGGATACAGGCGGTGCGTATGATGATGCCGCGGGTATGGTTTGACCGTGAGAATTGCGGCGAAGCGGTAGAAATACTCAAACAATACCAAAGGGAATGGAACGAAGACAAGAAAGCCTTTAGTGAACGACCGAGACACGATTTTTCCAGCCATTGTGCGGATGCTTTCAGGATGTTGGCACTAAGTTGGCGCGAAATTAAGCCTAAAGAACCCGAAAAACCCGCAAAATTCAACATAAAAGCTCAAAACGGTGTCATAATTACAGCACCTCTAGATGAATTATGGCAAGA